TTACGGACTTTCTCGGCGCTCCTTGATGATTGATGTCAAGGCATCCTTCTTTGCCGCTACCTCTCCAGAAAGTCTTGCACCTTCTTCACATAATTCTGCACTTTCTTGGAGTAATTTTGTGCAGCCGGCAAGTCGCTCTCGGAAAGCGTCACAGGAATCGGAGTCGGCTCCGGACAGCTTGGCGCGATAACCGTCGGCGAGCTTGCGCACCCGCTCAACATCACCACGTAGGTCAATAGACTCAGCGCGCGCAGCCGCCAGTTGATCCATTGCTTCAGAAAGCGCCAGTGCGCTTTTTCGTTCTGCTTCACGATGTGCTTTCTCCTGTTTCGCCATAGCGGTTGCTGCCTGCTCACGCATTTGGGCGATGTCTTCGCTGTAGAGCGCGGCTGCATACTTGTATCCACCTATAAAAAAAGCGGCTGCCGCTACAGCAACCGCTACTGCTTTGTACCAACTGATCACAGAAAACAACTCCTGACCATACAAACCATCATTCACTAAGATAAAATCAAGAAAATAGCTTTACACAAAAAACACACACAAGTAAAACAAATCAATATCAAATACTACTCAAACAAACTCCAACCAAAATAATATCGCCATGGCAAAAATAGATAATCCACAAGAATTCCTCACTCGAGCAATCGACACATCGAACGGTTTCAATGACTGCAAGCCAGAAGAAATTCAGAAATTCCTAACCCCGTTATATGAAAAATCAAAAGAAAAAAATCCTGACAACAATCAAACAATAGAAGATTTTTCAAAGCCATTTTCTAGATCTTGCAATAATATGTGCAAGCCGTACAGGGCAATACTTCTCTTGTCTACAAACCAATTCACACTAACTAAACCATTAAGTCCAAGATCAATTATAAGATCCATTCGAGCAAATCAACTAAACAAACTCGACGAATACCTATTAAGTCAATCCGATTCCGGAAAAGAATTTGACATACAAAAAACACTTGAATCCATAATAGATAGCCAATACATAACCAAATACAAGAAAAATGTACAAGAATGCATACATGCATTTAACAATGCACTCTATTATCCCTCAGCTGTTGGCGTCATCGCCATTGCAGACGGGATCATATCAAACATATCAAATGACCAGCAACCCAGTTTCAGAACTCGCATAGATAAAATACAAGAAGCTGCATTAAGAACACTCCAATCGATCAACACAGAACGCAAATCAAATGACATAGACTTTTTAAAGCAGAATATAGCCTTTATATCATTCTGCGCATCTCAATACTACTTCTTTGGCCACTCCCCTTTTACAAATAGCGAACCACTCCATATAAATAGACACTGGATTGCACACGGCCGTTCATCAAGATGCGTCAGCAAATTAGATTGCATCAAGCTTTTTCGCTTACTAAACACTCTACTCACAATCAATGAACTGCTATCTACAGAATAAAGAAACTTAAATAAGTTACTCCAATCAACAATCAATCAATTTTATTCATGCACATTTGAAACTCTATATTTCTTCTCTTTACTAACCCCTGAACAACTTTTCCGTCAACGTAAACCCAACGCTTTAGCTCAAGACATGCACCTGGATAGTCTCCTGCGTTCAATTTCTTGACGAGCGTAGAGGCGCAAAAAGCATTCCCGCCCACGTTGAAAGCGAACGATGTATATGCGTCATATTCACCTTGAGAAAGCGGAACTTTGACGCATCGGCCAATGGCACTTTCGGCGTCGCCCACATCTCGCATCAAGCGTTCGAGCGCCTGCGGGACGCTAATCCTGTCGCCGATCTCGACGCCGTCGGTAGATCCGAAGCCGATGGTCGGTACATCACCCTCGACGGGTATATAAGCCTCGCTTCGAAACCCCTCAAAGTCAGCAATCGCGAGCAAACCTGCTGCAGTCAAAGACAAGCCGCCGACCGCGATTCGCGTTCCCATTCTCATAGAAACCACTCCTTGAAGCAGTGCGCCACGTACCCTGCGCAGAAAAGCGTTCCGAGTACAAAGGCCGCCCATCTTGTCAGCCTTGTCACCCATGGAAGTTCTCGGTCTTTCTTCATCACGAGCCACATAAAAATGGGGCTTAACGCCCCTGCCAATTTGCTAAAATCCATATCGCAAAGAACACTCAATCTTTGAGACACGAAAGCCGCAAGCGTTCCCGCGCCTGCGGCTTTTCCTTTATTCAGCTTTCTCTCTCACCTTTTCGATTTTTTTGGCCACAGCATCATCAGACACCTGACAAACAAGCTCTTCGATCTTTCGTGGCTTCCACAGTCGGTAGAAAAAGCGACAGGTCTCTACGATCTTGGGCAACGCGCCGATGATCATGATCAAGACATACACACAAGTCAGGATCGTGACCCAAGACTCAAGCGGCACGCCTGCGATGCTCAGAGCCGATACTCCTATAGCTGGTGCTGCTTTGGCGGTGCCACTGGCAGACCCCGAAAAGATTGGGGTAAGGATTCTTTTCAGCACGCTGTCCTCCTCCATAACTTACCCCCAGAGGAAACAGACAATGCACACCAGAAGGCAAGCTACTGTCGGAACAACCAAGTCATAAATGGCGTCTTTCGACCATAGCCGTATTTCAAACCCGATGTACCAAGGATCTCCTCCTGCCTTAACCTCTGCCTGTGTCACCTCGCGGCCCAAATAAAAACCAACCGCGAGAAGTGCCCCCATCGTCAACCCCGTAAAAAAAGAAGCCCCGAAAGCAAAAGCAATCAGGGCTGTAACGGCTTGCACGGCGAGCGCTAAACCCGCGTGCGCAAAATTGGTTAAGTTCACAAGATAACCTCCGGTTTCGATGGCCACTCGATCGTCTTAGGGAACCCAGATTGTTCCGGAATATCTCGAAGCGCCTGCCGATACGTCTTAAGCGCCACAAGCGCTTCCGAGCTGATCGGGTAATCAGGCATAAGCAGATAGTCCGTTTCTGCGAGAAGTTGATCGCGCTTCTCACGTATCGACTTAGCTCGATCCTCATCCGTCAAAAGCTCGTCGCCTACGGTGTAGCCGTAAAACTCAAGCGTTCGACGAAGATATGAAACATCGCCCAATGCTCCGCCCCTTCGAAGCGGGATGACTTCCGCCTGAGACGGAACATCATCAACAAACCTTGCTACTGCCACATTCCATATACGGCCATCTGCAATTTGGTAAAAAAAGCCTTTTTCCATCATTCACTCCTAGTGACCAGAATCCTTTCTACGAATAGAAGGAGTAAGTAGAGGAACTAACCGTACCTGCGATTGTTCCAGGGAAATATTCTGGCCCTGCACCTTGTGTAATGATGCGGCCACCATTTGATGCGGTATAGCGAATTCCGGTAACACCACTGTCTACAAACTGCATAGGAACAGAGTTATTCCCTGTAGTCAATCGAATTGTTGCATCGCTTGCATAGGCGACAGAATAAAAATCTCCACTCAGAGTAATGGAATTCTGTTCTGAAGTAGTCCCTGCCATTAAAGCTATAGTACCTGACGACGTTGAATAAAGTTCAAACATGTATTTGCCAGGATAATTTGCACCATTTACTAGAGAATGAACAGACTGGTCATCTATATACACAGAGGCACCTGCTGTCGAACAAATAATGCCAAGCCAGTTTTGAGGCTCTACTGTCAAATTAACTGTTAAATCACAACTAACCACATAGAGAGTGGCTGAATTTCCACTCGCAATAACTGGACAGGTAAAATATGCACCGCCAGAGGCGTTTGCACTTGTAATGGATAGATCACTATCAATATCTTGCAAATACCAAAGGCCAGCTAGACAACGAACACAATTTCCTGTATTGCTTGGGTTAGTAACTTTTACTGTCTGTCCTTCTTGGGCTCTGATTAAAATTCTGCCTGTTGTTCGAGAATAGTCGGACAGAGTAAGGAGCTCGTTATATATTCCTTGTGCAACATAGATCGTAACTGAATAAGAAACAATATTATAATTTTCAGTTACGTATTTAACGCACGCCTGAATTGTTTTAAATGGCTTACTGGAGGTTTCACCTCGACCGTCGTCAAGCGTATCGCTTCCAGTTTCTCCGTTCACATAAAAACTTTTGTTTGCCGTCAGCCAAATCGGCACACGAATAGACTTGAGCAAGTCCTCGAACTTGTCGGTCGGCATTTGAGAAAAGTCGACAGCAATTTCACCCGCTTCATTGATCGTAATGCCGTCGTCTCCCGTCACCTTCACAATGCCGGCTTCAGTTTCCGAGGCTATTTTTACGAGTGCTTTAATCGCCTGCGCTACGCGCTGAGGCGTCATCAGAACGTCATCGGCCGTACCCGCTTCAGCCTGAGATTTCGTGGCCAAAAGAGCTGTGGCAATCTTCGCAATCGTAACGACCTGATCAGCGAGCTTTGCAGTCGTCACAGACTCGTCTGCAAGGACATCTGTTTTGACCGATTCGCTCGTCATCCATCCGAGTGATTGAAGCGCTTCGAGAAACTGCAGCGGATCAGGCGGATTCGACGGAGTCTTTCCTGCTGCAAGAATGACAGACACACGAACGGCAGCCATGATGTTGAACCAGGCTGCACCAGGAAGCGTCGCCTTTTGCCCCGTAACCGGGTTTCCGTCCTGCGCAAAACCCGTGCTTGTTTGTCCCGAATAATCCGGAAGAGTTTGAGTTGCCGCATCTTCCCAGTAATCGGTCAGCTGATTCGACTCAACCTTCGTTGCCATTGTTCACCTCGTATTCAAAAACAACCTCTGCGTGCGCGGGTGAGTTCTTTCTCACCATGCACTCGAGAAACGAAATACCCCACGATGCAAGACGTTCATTTGCCCGTGAGGTAGTACGAAACAAAATCTTTTCTGTCTGTAGATTTGTCCGGATCACCAAAACGTAGGCATGTCCCCACTCCGGACCATAGAGACGCTCATCAACTCTTGATCGCGTCGTAAATGGGTCATAGGATCCCACATCAATGTCGATGTCGAAAATGTCGCCGAGTTGCTTGTAAAACTCCTCCGTCAACCCACTTCGCCGTACCAGCAAAAGCAACACTTGTCGGTATTGCTCGTCTGTCAAATCCAAACCTTTCAGGCACTCATTGGGTAACCCGTATACGCGCAGCCAATCCTGCAAAGTATCCGTACAAGTCCTTGGATCCGCCTCTTTCACCAGCCCCATCGCAATCGCATCAATGCGCGATAACTCGGCGGCACCAACACTCAGAACTGCACTTCCCGGAGAACCCGTCACTCGAGTCCAGGCCGGCCCCGGAGGCAAAAGATTGGTTAGAGCCTCATCGTAGTTTCTGTCACTCATACCCAATGTCCCCCACGACTGGAAGTTCGTAGTTTTCCGCCGCGACATTTTCTGTCGGGTACACCAGCACATAGTCTTCTTCGCCGGCCGCAGAAGAAATAGCCTGCTGTATATGGGTTATCAGAACTACCCCGCCGGGACTGGCTTCGCGCAGAAACAGGCTTTTCAGCTCGGCTGCAATTTGCGCTCGTACTGCTTCAGTATTAGGCGTTAAGTTCTTGATTTGAAAGGCAATCGGTTTTACAACCGGAGCTAACACAGTAGTCGCAGCCGTCACCGGGGCTGCCTGGGCAATGTAATCAGCCACGATTTGGACCATTCCCTCGGTCGGGATACCTGTTTCTGTAAGTCCGTCTGTGGCAAATCGAACAACAACTGTTCCCACCCCCTGTTCCTTGGGGAAGCACCAGGCTCGAGTAACTCCCGGCACTTCTTTAGCCCACGCCACATAATCTGTGGCAGTACCCCCACGAGGTGGATTGCGGAGTCGATACAGAAGACGCTCGCGCAGGCTTTCGTCAGACTCAGCCTCGGCACCTCCGGCCATCTCGCTACCGATAGCTTCTGCATCTACACCCGTCACAGGGCTGACGAGCGTGTACGTCAGTCCTTCTTCACGGTTTCCAACCGTGCCAGTCTCCAGGCATTGCACCGGCACCGTGTAGCTTCCGACTTCAGGCGCCGCCGTCGTCTCATATCGAGTCTGGTCGTCGGCCATGAAGATCGTACCGATCGGCACAGTGGAACCTTCGGTGTAGCTTACCGTCAGTGTCCCCGTAGCTTTGCTCGCTGCCCGTCGGTAGATGCCTTGGATGGAAGCTTGCCGTTCTAGGTACTGAGCTTCGGCCGTGTCTGCAAAGAGTTGCTTCAGGATCCAAGTAATAAATCCGTACAAAGCGTGGCATGCGTACGCGAAAACCTTTGGCAGCACGCGCAAATTCGACTGACGGAGTTGTTTGGCGCCTGCTTCGCGCTCGGCGTCTGTAGTCATCTGCGTGATCAGCTCGCGCAGGGTTGGACGATCAAATGCCATTTTTCAATCCCTTCCAAACGTCTGCGAACTGCAGACGGATGTTGTCAGCATCTCGTGAAATCGTCACGAGAAGATCAACTCGATCAAGCCCGTTGCGCTCAACCTTGACCTCGATCTTGTCGGCGACACTTTCTTTGACCAACCAAGCCAAAGCCTGCTCGGCGTAGTCTTTGCACTTTTGCGAAGTCTCGTCCGTGATCTTTTGTCTGCTCAGGAGCCAAAGTCTTGAACCTGTCACAGATGTCGCGTCATCTTCGTAGGTGTCCCCCCAGAAGCCATTTCGTCGGCCTCCTTCAATTTCATCGTCGTCGCGAGATCGAGCCCAGGAAAAAAGCGAGATAATCACGGATCGCACAAGTTCATTTCCGGCATAAAGCGACATCTCGCTGGGTACGCCGTTGATGATCAGAATCTGCTGCATGGTTCACCTCACTTCGCGGGGCCGGTCGAGCCGCCATGCGGGCAGTCGTGTGTATGCCCCTTCAGGCTGATGCCATCGGCCGTCACATCGCCACCCGACACAGCCAGAGACCCGGACACCGAAGCCCCAGAACCGCCACTGATCGCCAAGCCACCCGTACCGGTTATCTGCTCTGAAACTTTCAGCGTTCCTGAGATCTGAACGTTCGACTCAATCAAAGTTTGCGGAGCCTTCAGCGTCACGTTTCCGCCCACCGTAGCCGCCATCTCACCGCCGACCGTTGCGGTGAGATTTTTCGGCGTATTGATCTCGATACCGTCACGTTTCAGATAGACTCGCTGACCTTGGTCATCAAAGACAGCCACCTCACCTTCCAGTACATGTAACCGATACCGTCTATCGGCAGTCACAGCAACAACACCGTGACTGCGATCACCGTTAAAGAAAAAACCGAGGCATTCCGCCCCGGCCTTAGCCTTGGAAGTCCAGCCGTATGGCTCGAAATGCTCGAGACCCTCGCGAACTTCCCCTTTCAAAAATTCACACTGCAAGGTGCGCATCTTTGGTTTGTCGTCGGACATCACCAAGGTACCTCGCCCCAACATTGACTTTAGTCTTTGGATAATGCAAAAGCCCATCATTGCACCTCATCGAGCCACGACGACGCCTGAGCTTGCGTCTGTCCCAAGGTCGGTGCTGCTTCGAACGCTGCAAGCGGAGCCAAATTCAGGGTCGCAGTGCTCCCCTGCTCCGAAAGTTGGTACTGCACTTCAGCAAGAAGAAGATCATCATCAATGCCAAAACAGTTGTCTCTGACGTGAACCATTGAGTTTGGAGTCCATAGCTTTCCAAGTGCATCACGCCAACCGACAACTGTGTATGACACTCCTTGCAGGAGAGCGCGACGGCGGCGCTGTTCGAACGACGCGATCTGTCGGCAGGTGTCCTGTGTCATCTCGCCGTACTGGTCAAGCGCAAGTAGGCGAAACCGAGACGTTTGCGAGTCCGTTGTGCTCGCCATGATTTGGTTTGAAGCAGATCCAAAAGCCTGATCGCTTCCGGACCTCTGGCCAGTCACGACGTAGTCTGAGAAGACCTCTGCGGCGTCTCGCTGTATTGATCCCATCAAAATGTTGACGCCCATCTCCAGACCGCCCGCGGCATTTCCGCCTGCACCGGGAGAGGTCAAGACAAGGCGTCCAGCAGCGTCGTCCGTGGCAAAGAGCTGACCGTTGGCCAAAAGTCTGTTGATCGAATCGAAGACGGTCTCGCCCGGATCGATCGCGTGTTGAGTGATCGGATCCCCCGTCGACACCTGTCGCACGACATCGATGCCGTATGGGCCGCACAAGTCCGCCGCGATCTGCTCGATCGTCAGGCTCTTCCACTGAGAAGCCTGCGGAGTTACCGGCGCAATAATGGTTCCGGAAGGCGGCACTAGCCGCGCTGCCGACCATTGTCCCGTCTGCGTTGATGCAACGCTCTTTCCAAGCCAAGCAGCAGGCGCGCAATCGACGATATCAGCCGTTCGGCTTCGACCAGACACTGACACTTGAAGACTCATCGCAGAGTAGGACATCGGCGTGGCAAAGATGTACCCCGAGACCACTGGATCGCTTCCGATCCAGACCTCGACCGGGTCGCCAAGATTGACTGCCGAGATGACATCCTTCGCCTGAGGCCATTGATAGGTGATGCCCACCGTAAAGGAGCGAGCTGCCATCGTGATACCGGCCGTGATCGCTACGTCCGTCCATCCTGTCAGCTCCTTGCCGGCAGTTCGAAGAATAACCTGCTCACTCATTGATAACCTTCAAAACATTTGGGCAAAACAGCGGGTGCGAAACCGCGTTTCGAACCACGATCTCCTTTGCTCTGGCAGCGTCTCCGTAGAGCTCCATCGCCGACACACAAGCAGGAAGAACAGCTCCGGCATCGTAGTCTGAGAGTCGTGCCGCATTACGTGCGCGATCAGAAAGATCACGCGATACGGCCGTCGCAGCATTGCGCAGAGCCGTGAACACGGGATCGCTTGTCGTGTCTAGCATTTCATCGTCAAGAGTCCCGACAATTCGATCCTGCGAGGCCTGCATTTCGTCGTAACTCACAGTCGGTTCAGAACTGGAACTGTCGTCTTCGTAATCAATCTCCGCAATCGCGGCTTCGTCGTCATTCGGCAGAATCGAGGAAGTCGACACCGTGCTGTCGATGTCAGTTCCGATCAACGTCGAGACGCCAACAGCCTGAACCAAGATCGCGCATCGCGCCAAGGCATAGACAGCTTTACGGTTGGTCTCAATCACCTGTGCAGAATACGGCTTAACCTCGCTGTAGACCGGCTCTTCTTCTTCATCATGCAGTCCATCCACAAGCGAGCACAAGGCCGTCCCGACTCGCTGCCAACCTGCGACTGTGGTCGCCAGCCCAGAAAGCCCACATGCTCCCATGAGTTGAGTTGCAAAAGCTCTTGGATCCGTCGACACAAGGTCGAGAGCCGAGTTGGCCAAGTCGCTGACGCGGTCGGCAAATCCAAGAACAGTTGCAATCTCAGAATTTGAAATGATCCCCAAGCTATCGAGCAGATCACCGTTAAGAGCATCCTTCACGAAGTCTTCCACAGCATCGAGATTTATGGCCTCTGCGAAGGCATCGCAAGCCGAGCTCATCAAGCCGTCCGCGGCCGCGCGGGACTGCGATTGAGTGGCCTGCCCCATTTCCGGGAAGGCGTTAAGCCCTGCCTCGACAAAGCTCAGCGTAAATCGCACGATACGCTGGGTCTGGCTGAAAGACATCGCTCCACCCGGGCGTGCAATCACCTGCACCTCTCCGAACTCTGGATGTACCAGAGTTCCTGGGCCAGGCTGTTCGATCGCGTCACGCACAGCGTAGGCCTGATCGACGCAGTCGTCGCCAAGGACAAAAGCCGAAAGCTCGTACTCGCGAGCAGCCCGACCAAGGTCTTCAGTAAAGGGCTCGTCTCGCTGGGGGTACTGATGTGTAACGGTGCGGCGCCCGGCGCTGATGTCGCTCGACTCGACAAAAAAAGGAACGCCTCTAAAAGAGGCCGTAAGTCTTTGAGCCATGTTGTTACCAGCTCGGCGCGTTCACGCCGCGCCCGCTGCCTTCTGCGTATCGGATGGATGTATTAAGTGCCATGCCGTCGGAGGTGCTGCGAGTGATCCGAGTCCCGGGCTGGGCGTTCGCAAAATTCACGTCCAGCCGGCCTCGCATTTCACCAAACTGCGGCTGTGTCACAACCTGCACAACCCGAGGGTTACTGAAGTCTCCACGCGTGCGATAGAAGTCCATTGACGGTGCATTTCTATTACCCTCTCCTTGAACACCATCACGATTGCGATAGAAGTCTCCCGCACCCATCGCCCGCGCTACATCTTCTTTGACGTCAATAGAGATGGTCTTTTGCGGTGAATCATCCGAGAAAAGATTCATCAGCCACTTCGGCACGACACCTTCCAAGGAGTCTGTAAGGCCCGCGAAAGTTGCCATGATGCCGTCAACTTTTTCATTGATCCAATCGCCGATTGCATCAAATGTTCCTTTGATGCCCTCCCAGATCGAATTCGCCACAGCCATGATGTCGTCGCCCCACTTTTGCCATGCGAGACTGAAGACGCTAAAAGCCGTCAGCGCCCATCCGATCGGACCGGTCTTCAAGAAGGCCTTGCCCAAAAACGCCAAAGCGCCCCAAGCAACTTGTGCGAACTTAACGAAGCCTGTGCCCCATTTGGCCAACTGCGTCAAAACAAGTTTGGGATCCAAAGCCTGCAAGACTCCTGCCACTCCCTTCGTGATGCTCACAAAGGCAGTACCAATCTTCCAAGCGCCAAAAGCAGCCTGCACGCTGACGATGCCAGTTAGCAGAGTTCCCAAATTATCTGAGACAAAGTTAATCGCCTTTCCAACCACTCCGAACTCTTTCTCGAGCTTGTCACCTCCGGCCAAAAGTGCATCGATTCCGCTCACGAAAGCGTCCCAATCGACGCTTTCAAGCCAAGTGGTCAGCCGTTCCGCCCACTCGTCCATCCTGGCTGAGATGATCGGCTGAAGCTTCTCAAAGACCGCCTGGAGCTTTTCGGTCAAAAGACCGAAGGCTGGAGCCAGAGATCCAAGCGTCGCGATGCGCACTCTGTCAAAAGACTTCGTCAGCGTAGCCCACTGCCCTCGGAAAGCCTGCATCCGCGCGATGTCAGAGTCCGAAAGTGCATTGCCTGCAGCTGTCATAGCCGCTTCGGCATTCTTAAAGGCCTCGGAACCCTGCCGCAAGATTGGCAGAAGCTTGGCGCCTGTGTCTTCACCAAAGGCAGAGATGGCCATGCGAAGTTGGATGGCTTCATCCTTCTGCCGAGCCACAGCGTCAGCAAAGTCCAAGAAGACTTGATCGGCCGTCTTGATGTGCCCGGATGCGTCGCGCGCTTCAATGCCGACGCGCTTGAGCAGTTGCGCAAGTTCATCCTTGCCGCCGGTAGCAGCATCAGAGAGCTCAATGTTCATATCTCTCAGGCTCTCTGCAAACTCCTGAGAGTCCATGCCTGCGCTTTCAGCGACTGTCTGCCAAGCCTGCAACTGCTCGACTGCGACGCCCGTCTGATCGCTCATCTTCTTGAGCTCGACCGCCGTCTCAGACGCCGATAAGGTTGCCGCCCAAACGCCGGCTCCTGTGCCGGCGAGAGCGGTGAGACCGGTCATCGCAAAGCCCGCACCTTTCGCCAAAGACTCGAAGCCGCTTCTCATGTTGCGACCGGCCACTCGCATCTCGCGCTGCATCTGCTTGAGTGCGGGACTCATCCGGTCGACAAGCGTGAAGACCGCTTTTAAGTTTGTCTCATGGGTTGCCATAGCTTTCCCGTATCTCTTCTTTCATATCGCCCATCTCTTCCACTAAAACGGCCAGAAGAGGCAGTGGCGTTTTCATCAGCTCTGCGGGCGACATCCTCCAAAAGTAGGCCGTCCGCAGAGCGACGTGACGGAAGGTTAAGAGCTCGGACTCACCGTCTACTCTTCCGAGCCCGCTCCAAAAGCAAGCTGAGTGATCACGAAGTCGCGCATCTGCATGAAGTCATGTAAAGACAGCTTGCCGATCTGAGACTCGGTCAGGCCGCTCACGCGCGTGATGTACGCGCTAAGGACCTTGGTTTCTTCGAGCATCCGACGGCGGCCTTCCGCATCAATCATCGGAGCCATCACAGGCCCCAGACGGATGTAGTCACCCGTCTCGATGTCGCGAAGAGTCACCTCCGAAGTGCCGTCGACTTCCTTCGTGAGTTTCATCGTCAAAGGCATGTCTTAACTCCACTGACCGGACTTACCGGCAAAGTCAAAGGATGCTTCGCCCGCCTCAGACACCGTAGGTGTTCCGCGCACGAAAGCGTTCGAAAGCGTGAAGACTCGGCCGTTTGCCAGCTCGGTTCGAATAGTCATCGCCGTGGCATTGCAGATCTTCTCGAAGTCCGTTTCGTCGGTGATCTGCACCGTGCATTGCATGTACGGCGCAATTGTCTGCTCGTCGTAGCCTACGACTTCGTCGCCGACAACGATGTCGGTGCGGTTCTTGGTGGAAAGCGGGATCGTGAAGGATCCCTTGGCAGGGATCGTCGTCCCGTCGACCGTCACATAGGCGGTGCCAGACTGACGTCGAAAAGTCATGGTTGAATCTCCTTAGTACTGAAGACGGAACTGGACCAGCATCGCAAAGATGCGCAACTGGTTCACAAGATCGGGCGGGAACAGAACATCCAAACGGTTCGGATCCGTGGCATTGCGCTCCACGACGATGTACTGCTTGAACGCGTCGATGTTTTCGACCAAGCCCGCTTCCATCAAATCCGTGTAGGCCGCGATCAGCTCGGACTTGATGATCGACGGCGTCACGATCGCCTGACCTTCACCGAAAGTCGTGCCATCGTCAGCAAGCTTGTGGCGGCCGTACTTCGAGGTGATCTGAGTGCGCAGATAGCGGATGATGTAGCCCAGCGTGTGCAGGGTTTCCGCATCCTGATAGGAGTTGTCCGTCGCACCGTAAGCGTTCTGGATGTAGGTCGTCACAGCGCGTTCGATCTGTGTGTTGCTCGTCGTATCGCAGAAAGTGGCCATGCCGGAAGCGAGAAGGTTTTCTCGTTCCGTGCGTGAGAAGCGATCTGCCACTCTCGGAGCAGAGATGCCGTTCAGCACAAGCGTCTGGAATGGGCGGGCAGGATCGGCCTTCACCGAAACTGCGATCTGGCCTACGGCCGCGCCCAGACGATCAAAGCCGAAGTTTGGATCCGTTTCAGAGACTGCGAACACCGTCAAGTGCGGGTCGTTCTGGGCCTCGCCGATCTCAAGCAAGTCATCAACTGCGCCACGCGTGGCGCTGTAGACATGGCCGTAGAGCTGCACGTTGTACGCCCAGCGCTCGGTCATGGCGGCCTTAGTAGCGTCCAGACTGGTCTTGTCGGAATACGGCAAAGCGATGAACTCGAAGGGTTCTTCCTTCAGAGCTGCAAAGGCGGCTTCGATGTCCGGTACTCCGGTTCCAGCCGTACCATCTGCGACTGCCACACTTACGCCATCAGGCAGTTCCTGGCCGTTGGCTGCACCGAGCAAATTGACGTTGACCGTCAGATCGTTTCCGATCACGCCCTTGTGCTTGGAAGTAACCGTCACCACACCAAGAGCCGCCTGAGCAGTCACCGGGAGATCGACGTCCGCATTGATCGCGGCCGCGATGTGGCCGGCAATGTCCGATTCCGCTTCGCTTGCCTCGACGCCGACCTGCACAAGTTCATAGCCCACATAGAGGCTGATCGTTCCGGCAGCACTTGCAGTACCGGTAACTGTCACGGTCTTGGTCGCGGCTACGCCGCTGTCCGGATCCGCCAAAGGCATTGCGTAGAGCATGCCCGTAGAGTCCTGATCGCGATAAGCGGCGACCATTCGATGAAGGATCGAGCCGTGGCCGAAGAGCTCGGCGGCCTGCTCAGCAGACGAGACATAGGTCAGCTCGCCTGCGGTGGCCTTGCCCGTCGTCAGCATCGGTCCCATGATCAACGCCTGCATGTCATCGACCGTGGTGTTCGCGGCCGAGTTGTCCACTTCCGCGTAGAAGAGAGGCGTGTAGATCTTCTGCGGGATCGTGTTGAAAGAAATCGCCATGAGTATCTCCGGCTATAAAAAAAGGCGCTCTCAAGCGCCCTGGGTTTCGATTTTGATTCTGGCCTCCGGTGTGCCGTCCGGCTTGTGCTTTCGAGGCCCAATCTCGTCGACGTTGATGTCGACGCCTTTGAAAGGTCCCATCCGTTCGTAGGCCACCTGCTGCCAGGTGTCATCCTTCTGGACGGTCGTGAAGGTCTTGAACTGGTAGGAGTAGATCAATCTATCGCGTGTCAGCGTCACCAATGATCCACCCGTGTACTCGATCTTGTCGTGAGCCGCGTCCGGACACCACCGAAGCAACGCTTTGAAGAGTTCTGCTCGGATGTCGTCAAGCTGATCTGCCGCTTGCTGTGCTCTTGGGTCTTGGTTGTTGAGAATTACCAGAACCGCAAAGTATTCCGTGATCTCCTGATAGCACTCATTACCCATGTCCTCGAGGATTTCGCCGTCCTCGTCCAAACGAACCACGTATGCCGTGGGAAGTTTGGCCTGCGAGATAGCCATCTCGAGATCGTCTGTCAGAGCTCCAGCTACCTGAGTAAAGCTCGGGCACTCAGCTTGTATCTGAGCAATGATGGGAGAAATCTTCATTTCGAAAACATTCCTTTGAGTGCAGCGTCAAGACCTTGCATCACCACATCCATCGCACCTTGCTCATGCTCGAGCGCGGCGTCATTGATGTAGTCCCTGCGCTTTTCGATTCTCCAGGAATCGAGTTTCTGCCCCTTTTTCCGACGCTTCACACCAAAGCGCAAGAAAGCTGGGTAGAACTGCCAACGGTCATTCTTAATGCGACCGCCCGTGTTGGGAACTTCCTGCAAAACCTTGAAGCCATAACCAGACTTGAAGTATCGAACTCTGATCGCCTTTGCCAGTGCGCCTGATCGCTTGCCTGGGTATTCGCCTCGAGCTGAGACTTTTTTCTGGCTTGCTTTCTTCCTGGCGCTCTTTCTAATGCCGTTTGCGATTTGGCGAAGATATGGGCGAAAGACCTTCTTGTCGATATCCGCGCGTTTGATCTGGAGCTCCTCAAGTGAGAAGCGAACCTCTTTGGTCTCGATCTTCACTCGACCTCCTCGACGCGACACACGTCTATGACCGTAAAGCGTTTTGCGCCTTCCAAATCTGAAGTTCTCAGGATCTGATAGCGAACGCCTTCGATCTCGATGCACACTCGACCGGTTAACGTCTCAGGCCTGATCGCACTGGTGCGACGAATCGTGATTCGATGCGTCACGCCAGTCTCGAGCTGTTGCTGACCGAACCAATAGGTCAGCGCGCCAACGGGTTCGAGTTTCGCCCAAACCGTTGCGATCGGCTCGTAGACCTCCTTGAGCGTGACCCCGTCCTGAACGGATGTCCAAGACAGGATGGCAGCTCTGCGGTTCAGAACTCCCGGATCAGTCAGCATCTTCCGTACTCCAATCGATGTACCGGTCAAAAGCCATCTGTCGCATCACGCGATCGCGCAGCTCGACATCCGTGGCCGTTCGGTTCTCATACCAATAGGCGATGATCACGCAGACGGCCATGCGAAGGTCTGCCGGCACCTCATCAACGGTGGCCGCGATCGCATTCTCTTTCTCGACATCACCGACGATGGGGCAGCGAAGACGAGTCTCCGCCAAGCCTGTCGCGGCTTCGATCAGAGCCGAGATCACGCTGTCGTCATCGGATCCGTCGACTCGAAGATAGAGCTTGGCCTCATCGAGTTTTACGCAAGGTGTCGTCATGAGTGTCAGTCCCCGGTTACCCGGGGACTTCCGTCAAAAGTTAGGAACCGCTTTCCTACCCACCGGAACCGGCACCGATCGCCAGATCGCCGCCGACGAAGCAGTTGGCGCTTTCAACAGCGAATGCCATACGGGTTTCGCAACGGATCGTGTAGAGGTTCTTGGTGACGTTGTTGGCGTCCTGCTCAAACATCTCGATCACAGGAGCGGAACGTTCGTAGATCGTTGCACCCATGATGGGATCCGCGACCATGAACTTTCCTTCGGTCACTTCCGGAGATTCGACCACTCGCAGCCCCCAAGGACGGATGTCGGTACCTGCCTGCAGCGGGCTGCCCATCAGGTAGTTGCCGTTCTTGTCCTTCATGCCTCGGATGGTGTCAAAGTCCATAGGGTTGAGGAAGACGACGGACGGCGTGTAGCCGACCTTGCGCATGGTGGCGCCGCATCGACGAATCAGGTCGAGGACGTTGGAGTCTGCCGGCATGTTGTCTTCGGTGAACCCGTGGACCGTGTAGTTACCGGTCGTGAAGATGCCCGACAAGTTCTGGCCGGTTCCGTCACCGACAATCAACTGCTTTTCAATACGGCGGTTGAGACCGTACATCATGCGATGGTTGATGTAGGCAGCCAGAGCCGGAGCGTCTTCCGCGAGCTGCTTCGTGACTCGGATGAAGTGTGCGATGGTTCGAACCGGTGCATCGGCTTCCGTGAACTCCATCTTGGATTCGGGCTTGTCACCGCCTTCAGCAGTTTCTGCTGCGGAATTGGTGAACGCCGATTCCTTGAGATAGGAGATCGAGTTCGAAGAGGTCGGAACACCAGGGAAGGCGTCCTTCACGGCGTTCGGCAGTTCGGGCTCAGCCTTGATGCCGCGGTAGTCAGCCGACACAGAACCTGCAGGTGTCACCACCGGGGAGGCAGCAGCGAGAGTCGCCTTCGTCACCTTGCCTGCAATCAGGTCGGCATAGCCGGAGCTCTGCACAAACTGCGCGCCAAGGGTCAAGGGGACTTCCTTGCCTGCGGCGACGGTCTGGGAATTCTGCTGGAGTTCCAGCATCTTTTTGCCGAGCTTGAGCTGTTCTGCGGCGAGTTCCTTGATCTGGTCTGCAAGATCAGCCGTCTGCTTTTCGTCTTCGGCGCGCTGATCGGCCAACTCACCAAGCTTCTTCTCGATGTTCTCGGCCTGCTCAATCAATTTTTCCATGGGATCCATAAGTCACCTCAAATTTTTTGGATACGGTCAAAGATCGCCTGCAGCTCGTTCTGAGCTTTCAGCGCGACATCCCGTCGCGTATCTGCGGCAAAGCAGGCCTTTGCCTTGGAGAGCAGCCATCCCGACTGCCGATGTGAAAGGTTCGCCACATCCTTCAAAAAAGCCTCGAGATCGCGAACGGTTTCGAGGCTTTCGATGCGGCTGTCAATTTCGTCTGCTGATAGGGTCTGTGTGATCCGCGCTTTGGAGTCTGCCGGCGCTGTGACGATCGATATCTCGTCGAGCTTCCGGATCTTCGAAAGAGACATGATTCCCTTGTCGTCGGTCTCTGTATCGGCGGCGTCGAAGTAAATCGACACCGACAGGCCGTCTACCGTGCCGGCTTTCAGAGCCGCGTAGACGTCCTTGGCCTGTGCCACGCCTTGCGTGAGCACGCCTTCGACTTTGAGGCCAAGAGCGTTCTCTTCAAGCTTGTCCCATACCCCGATCGGCACAGAGTACGAGTCGTGATTGAAGAACATCTTCGGCTTTGCTCCGGACGCAACGATGTCCGAATACGCGCCGTGCAAAATCTTGAAGCCGTAGCAGTTGACGTTGTTGAAGCGCGTCGCATAACCCTTCACTCGCCACTCATGCGAGTCGTCAAGGCTCAACTCGACGTCTTTTAACGACAAATTTACAAGTTGCTTTTTCATTGCTTTACGTCTCCGACTGGAGTTTGAGGCGCATTGCTCGATGCCACCTCTCCGAGCTTGTCGAGCGGCGCCAAATTCGTCTGTGCCGTCGGCGTATCTCCGCCCTCAAGCGGCGGGTCGTTCTCGAGTGCTCGGACCTCGTTTCGTGTCTTAAATCCGTTCTGGACCGCTGTTGCGTAAGCGGCGTAACGGCTTTGCAAATCGCCGCGGAAGAAGGCGTCTAAGTTGAACTCGATCACCACGGATCCGCGCTCCTCGGATCGCAAGATGCGACTTTCGAGAGCCTGTTCGATGCTCTTGAGCAGAGGGTTCAAAGTGAATTTGTGGAACCCGCTCACGATTTCAGCGATGCCGCTTCCCCAAGTCGTGGCCCCGGATGCGCCGATTAGTACCGGCGGCACACCGAACCATCGGCAGATCTCTTCGACCCCGTACTTGCGGCTCTCAAGGAGCTGTGACTGCTCAGGCGTCAAAGCGACCTGCTGGAACTTCATGTCGGCCTCGAGCACGATCAGTTTTCCGGACTCGGCCTTGAAACTGCCGAGAGCGCGGCTTACCGCATCTGCCTGTCCCTTCTTGCGGTCCAGGATATGGTCGACCGTCAGGATGCCGCTCGGACGCCCGAAGTTCTGGGCGTTCTGCATCGTGTATTTTTGGGTTGCCATTGCCTCCTGGACACTTGACCCCATGAACTCCAGTTTGCTGAAGCCAAGGATCCCGGTCCCGATGTCTTTGATATGCAGGACCTGATCCGGAGTGAGGTCGTAGGTCTCGCTGTCACGGACATACTGATAGACCAAGCGGCCCGTCGCCTTGTCTGAAAAGACGGTCATCTGATCAGACGAAAGAGGCCACAGACTGATGACATCACCGACCGAGTCACGCATGATCTGCGCATAGGCATTGCCTCGCAAAGCCCACTGCAGGATCTTGGCCTGCCAGAAGTCGCTGGCCGTCATCACGGCATTCGGTTGGTCGTGCAGGATCGTCCAGAGACGTGATCCGCGATCCACCTTGCGATTGCCGCGCGAGTCCTCTTTGAAGACCATCAACGGAAGAGAACTCACAGTCCCGGCAAGTAAACGCGCACACGCGTAAACGGTCGAGATCTGAAGCGCGATGTCAGGGGACATCGGTGCCGCGACCAGACTGGAGGGCGTTTCAAGTTGCTGTCCGGACTGGTCGGACATGACGCCGCCCCATCCGAAACGGCTGAAGAAGCGTCGAATGAAAGGCATTTTTTACACCACGATGATGTCGTCAATGAAGTCTGCGAAGCTCCCGCCTTCGTCTCGTTCGGCGAGGCACATGGCCAGTCCGTAGATGAGAGCCACGGGACCGTCGATCTTCTGCTCGTAGCGCTCTTTTCTTGGGTAGATATTGTCTTTGGCGTCAAGCTTTGCCACGACGTTTCCCATCATCCAATCCATGGCAGGGTTCTCGTCGTGCGTAAGCTTGCCGTCCTGAACAAGCGCTTCGAGCCACTTCATCGGCTCTGAAAGGTTTTGGACCGTGTTCCGATACTCAACCATCGGAGCGCCGTCCTCTGAAAGGTTCACGGCAAGCTGAGTCGCTTGCCACGGGTCGTAGGCAATCGCCTGGACGTCAAAGCGTGACAGATCTTCACGGATCTCTTCTTCAATTCTCGACAGATCGGTCATCGCGCCGCCAGTTACCGTGATCGCACCTGTGTCGGCCCATCCTTGGTACTGCGCATTTGTGCTCTTCTCGACAGCCGCTTCTGGTAGGTAGAGCTTCGTCGAGATGTAGAAGCGAGGCTTCCCGTTCTCGTCCTGCTCCTTGAAGACGATCACCTTGGCCGTCACGTCGTTCTTCGCACCAAGGTCAAGACCGATCACGCAAGGCTTGCCGAGCATGTCGTCAAGGTCTCGCATGTGACCGCATCGCTTCCAAGCGACCAGATCCATCCAGGCTGTGCCGGCGGAACACCATACGTCGAGGTGCTTCGTCTTGAAATTGTTGGTCGCACTGACGATAGCCATCGCTTTCTTTTGGAGCGGAATGATCACCTCAGGCATAACGCTGACGCCCCAATTGGGGTTCGCCTTGATAAGCGCTTCCTCTGTCGTCCAGTCGTCGTCCTCGTCGATCGTGTAGATGACGCCATACTGCGTCTCGTCTTCGATCGTTCCATCGAGCACGCCGCGGACCATCGTACGTACTTCGTAGCAAATGCCAGAAGTGTCGAAGCCGGCTGTCGTGATCACCCACAGTAAAGAGTTCAGGCGCTTGCCCATGGACGTTTCGACCACGTCGTAGACCGCTCGTGTCTTGTGAGCGTGAAGCTCGTCAACGCACGCAAAGTGCGTGTTCAAGCCGTCCAAGGTCGAGCCTTCTGCAGACTTCGCCTGAAAGGTCGAGTTCGTCCGAGGCACATACAATGCGTTGGCCAAGACCTCCAGTCCAAAGTTTTGCCGCAGTGCCTGATTGGCTACGCACATCTGCTTGGCGTCGCCAAATACGATCTTGGCCTGATCTCGGGTGGTTGCAAAGGAGTAGACCTCGGCGCCCGGCTCTCTATCCGCCAAAAGGCAGTACAAGGCCACACAGGAACTCAGACAGCTTTTGCCGTTGCCGCGCGGCACTTCAATGTAGACGCGACGAAATCGACGACCGCCGTCAGATCGACGTCGCCAGCCGAAGATGGTCGACAAGATCCAGACCTGCCACGGCTCGAGCTTGATCTTCTGCCCGGCCAAAGCGCCTTTGGTGTGAGTCAGCAACTCGATGAACTTGCAAACGCGGTTGCCTTCGCTTTCCGAAAATGCGTACAGGCCATGATCTTTGTAGCGCTTGCGGTCTTCCTGATTGCGGCGGACGGCCTTCTTGACGAACTCACAGGCAAGCACCTTACCGCTCAGGACATCAGCCTCGTACTTGGCCGCCACTTTGCAGAAGTCTTTAGAAGTCACCAAACTCGTTTCCTTGATCGTCGTCTTTCTTCCGAACACTCACACGCGCGCGCGAGCCTGGCGTAAAGCCGAGCTCGGTTTCGCACTTGGCCAAAATCTGTTGAACCTTGATGAGTGCATTAAATGTCGGACTCAGCTTTTCAGTTGGTTCTCCATCGACCATGAAAACGACACCACCTTTGTCGACAAGCTTTGCGAGCTTGCGATACAGCGCGTAGTTGCGAGCCCATCTTTCGAGCACGCCGGCATCGAGCGCTGTGAGCACGCCTTCCGGAGCACACTCGACAGCCAACTGCCAAGCCGCCCGGGCGTCCTTGTTCAGACCAACAGGCGGTTCGATCGTGAGAGTGGCCGCCGTCATATCGATCTGGCGGTGTCGCCGGCACGGCTGCAGAGTTCCCTGCGCCGCTTTCACGGACTCATCCTTTCGTGGTCTTGCCAAAGTTCAAAACTCCCAGTTTTGCACGCACAAAAATCGAGGGAAACGGTGCGGTTTGGAAAAAGAAAGCGTTTTAGAGTTGAGCCGCCCCCATCCCATTCGTCCCGGAACGACAAAGTACCGCATCACTACCCTCCAACCTTGTAGAATGAGCTCATGCGTTTATTCAATCTCTTTGCCTTCTGTCTGATCTGGGCAGGCCTTGTCTTTTGGGTCTTCCCTGTGCCCGACACATTCTTGGGCCTTGTCGGCTACTTCGTTCTCCCAGCCGTCATCCTCGGCTTCGCCCGTAAGTAACTCGGCGATTGCCAAACCCTCCGTCCTCAGTCGCAGTCTTGCGCGAGTGGCATTCGTGACATAAGGCCTGAAGGTTCTTCTCGTCGTAGAGTAGGGATCGATCTCCCTTGTGAGGGACGATGTGGTCGATGTCAGTCGCCATCACGATCTTGCCTTGCTTGAAGCACTCTTCACAGTAGGGGTGCTGTGCGATAAAGCGATCTCGTAACTTCTTCCATCGGTACGTGTAGCCGCGGGCGTTAGAGTTGCCTGCCTGCTGCACTCGGCGCTGCTCTCGCTTCTTGGCAGCGCGCGCCTTCGCTTCAGCGTCGCGTTTCTCGCCGGTGTCCTTGTGGCGCTCACAGTAGCGCTCACCACGCGGCACTGGGCTGTGGCACCCAGGATAAGAACAGATAGTCAGCAATGGCATAGAAACTTGGCCACTTGAACAAAAAGCCTCCTGGTGTATCGTTGGGCATCTCAACTCACCAACTCCACCAGGAGGCTCCAATTGACTGATTTAACGCCTTTCGTGAAGGCACTGCAAGACCTTGATGCTTTAAGGCAGCTCGAACAAGCATCAAAGCTTTTTAATCACATGGAAACTGCCTTAAAGCCCCTTGCCCAAATTTCTTCAGCTTCACAACTCTGCTCGCAAGTATCGACAGCGTCAAAACTGATTGATCAACTGGCTGCATTACCTGCACGTCTTGAACAAGCAAACGCCTTCAGATCACTTGAAAGCCAATTTGTCGCCCTTCAAGCTCAATCACTGCGTATAAACGAACTAGGCAATCTGTTCCAAAACGTCGCCTCGCAGCTAGACCAACTCTCGAACATTGCCACGATCCACAACAACCTCGAAGCATTGTCGACCTTTCTTCAACGGCTCAATGTTCCAAACGAATCTAAGCTGGTGGACGTGCTTTCCGGCGTCGAGAAACAAGATTATGAACAGAAGCTGCGCGAATCTTTCGATGAAATTGATGCAGAGCAGGAGCCAAGCCACGACCTTCTGGCTGACATGACCGCCAACCAAGCCAAGAGGTTGTCGGAAATCATCTTCAAGCTACTTGTCGTGTACTCCGTGTTCCAGCAGATCTTTGGTTTGCCAACCTTACCGGAACTTTTCGATGAAATCTCTATAGAGACCGAAGCAAAGAGCAATCTTGATCCACAGATCAAACCATGCCATAGCCTCGGTTGTGCGCCCCAAAAAACAGATACCAACAATGGCAAACAACCACCCAATGATGATCGTTCGCCAAAGAACGACTCTGATACCATCGTCCCTTCGTCCGCTATGCGGCTTCGCAAAGGTCACCAGGAGACCGATGAGCCATAGAGCGACAGTATTGAGTTCTTGTATCGACATTTCATCCAGTTTTTGAGAAGAGCGGTCTCTGCAGAACTTTTGATGGCGCCAAACGACAAAAGCCCCGCTTCATCAGCGAGGCCCGACCTTTCCTTACTTTCCTGTGTTTCTTCCAGGCATGGCAAGGGAGCCATCAGGCTCCCAAACACATGCAACTGATCACACAGGCTTCGAATTTTCTTGGCTCAATTATGACCTTTTAAAAAATTTTGTCAAGAGGAGTGTGCCGCCAAATTTTTTGCAGCATGTTGCTCGATGCGGTTGTAGATCATGTAATGCGCCAGTCGCAGCAGGTCTTCATACTCTCGCTTCCGGATATGCATGTACTGGCAGAATCGCTGGACTGTCAAGCGCGGATAAGCGTAATGCGCGGCAAGAACCCACTTGGCCACGTAGTACCGATAAGGCTTTTGAGGAAGGCCCTTCCAGGCGCGTTCGACCAGCAAAGCGTCCGCCAGATCGACCTTTGTACCGTCGCTTTCTGACAGCTTGATCTCGCCCGATAAGAGCATCATGCGATAAATCCAGTTTGTGGCACTGTGCTGGTTGTCAGCGGCCCATCGCCCCCAGTTACGGAGGCGTTCCGTCAGAATTTCCTCATCACTCTTCGAAAGCATCTCGCCTCCTCAATACTGCATTTCTTCCCAACCGCCGCCGTCTTTCTTTTTTCGCGGCCAAACGACCTTGACAGGAAATGGATACATGTCCGCGCAGACCTTGGCCTTCACCTTGGCATCTTCTTGAAAAATGCGCAGGCTGCCCTTAACCTCGTGCAGCTCGATCACGCCGTCGGCACGCATCACCATAAAGTCGGGCGTGTAGCCGCAGGCGTTGTCGGCAATCTTGAGCTTGATGTGCTCGAACCAAAACGCCAAGATGCGCCCGGATCTCTTCTCGGCTTCCAAGTGGTCGCGGTATGCGGCCTCGGTTCGGTTCATCTCGCCGGTCTTTAAACGCCCTTTTGCGTAGAGTCCTGTTTTTGCTGTGTACATTCCCTTCTTGCCTCTCGTTCCCGGTTGATCTCGATCGTTCCCTTGTAATACCCGGCCTCAAAAGCCATGCGTTCATCTCTTGTGTGATAAAGGTGCATCGACTTTGGCTCACCTGCTCGTGCTGCCCTGTATCCCTCTTCCTCGATCTGTCTGAGCCGATCCTTTTTCATCGTGCGCACCCGAAAATTTTGCTCAGGTAATCCACGGCCTCCTTGTCAGACATTGGCTTTTGCTGAGGCTTTGCGCCCTGGCCGAAAGTTGCAAAAAACCGCTGCCGCTGTTCGTACATCTGGTCTCTGACCTTAACTGCCAGTTGAGCAGAGCCGGCGTTTTCCAAAAGGCTGATGATGGTCAGGACGTCATCGCCGGAAAGTTGAATCTCATAGTTCATTTCTTATCTCCAAAGTATTCGTAAAAGCACCACGTCAGAGCGCCGATCGAGGCAGCCAGATACAGAAAAGCCTCAAGAGCTCGCATCCAGCTTGACGGGGCGCGCTCCAAGAAACTGATGGCTCCTAGGAACATGGCCTCGGCACCTATGGCAAAAGCCAGAGCTTTGAAAAACCTTCGGTTCATCAGATGTCTCACACCTCCCACGGTGTCTTGCAGTCGGGGTTGTCACAAAAGGCCGCCGCCTTGCGGTTGAACCACAGCGCCCGATTTCCTTCATAGTCGCCATTACGCTGCTTGACGATGCGAAGAATTGAATCGCCTTCTGAGCGATCATCAACCGGCGTCAGCGTGCGATCTTCTCGGCGCTTTTCCTTGGCACGATTGCGCTGGATCAAGATGAGGTTGTCGGCCTGGTCGATGATCGATCCGGAGCCTTTAAAGCTGAATTTCCCGATCTCTTCGTTCTCGTCTTTGCCCTTGCGAACGTGATGCACGAGGTGAATGTGGATGCCAAGGCGTCGAGCGATAGCGCACAGCTCTTGCACAAAATCCTTCTGCGAGTTGTAGTCGTCTTCGCCAGACACGCACCGCATCAAGTTGTCGATAAAGATGTGCCTGCAAAAGCGCTGCTGGGCTGCTACCACTATTGCGCCGAAGATGATGGACTGATCGAGAGCGCCGACATAATCGAAAAGCAAAAGGCTTTCGTTGTAACGAGCAAGGAAGCGCTTCACCTCGTCGTATGTCTTCGGATAGTGGCCGAGCCACTGGCGGCACATGCGGAAAAGCGTGCGCTTCGGTTCCATCTCAAGGGACATGATGCAGGACTTGTGACCTGCGTCCGCCAGCTGCAAAGCGAGCTGTCCTGTAAGCAGGCTCTTGCCGTGCCCGTTAATGCCGCCCCAAATCGTCAGCTCTCCATCCCGGAAAGCAAGGCGGTTTTCGAGAGGAAAAGGGTCCCCCGTAAAACGCCCTTCAAGGATGCAGCACATGCCGTCTTCGAAGGCTTCAGGCTTGCGCAGGCAAGTTTGGATCTGAAGCTGATCGTAAGCGTCTCGGTAGTCTTGAGGGTCGTCGAAATTCACGATTTCAGGCTGAAGGCTTTGCATAGAAATTCGTCCTTTTTTGTGTGATGAAGTCGTACATGAGCAGGCCGTGCTCGTCATGCGTGTAGATCGAAGACGGGCGGTTTTCGAGCTTTTGAAGCTCCTTCCATAGGAGGCGTGCTCGTCGGTAGTCAACAGGCTTGGCGTCGATCCATACCGTGCGCCCTTGGCAAAAAGAGAAGTCAGCTCCGACAATCTCGTCGCGCGATTCCAAAAGCACCGTAAGGCGTTCGCCCGTGCAAGGATGTTTGACCTCGTGAAATCGTTCGGAAGCACGATCCACAAAGTCGAAGGCCACCGTGTGAACTCGCCAGTAGTCAGAGCCAAGGGTTTTGAGACTTGGGATCATTCACACCTCCCCGTTAAGCACGCGCTCGAAAAGGTCGAAAGAGCGTTCTGCTTCCAGCTCCTCCTCGGTCTTCTGGCGAGGCGGGCAGTTCTGCGGCGTAACCTTGAAGGGGTTCACAGGCTCGGGCTTCACCATGAACTGCGCGCGCCCGGGATCGTACCCGACACGTTCAAGGTCTCTGGCGTTGATGCGCCTGCACCAGTTCCGCCATGTAGCCGTCCAGTCGGACTTTCGGCCTTTTGCACCAGGCTGTGAGATCCAGTGGTCTCGGAACTCCTCAAAGACTTTGTGGGGATCTGCCTTGGGCTGGATGCGACGGCACTCGGAGAACCACTCATCGGGTAGCTCTTCGAGCGTGAAGCGAGAGCCTTGAGGTTCCTTTTTGGTAGGTTTTGAAGAAACGGACGTATGAGCGACTTCAACAGAAGGCGCGTACATACTTTTTTCTTTTTTTTCTTCTTTTTTTAGATCCCTAGTTTTAGGGGTACCCGTATCCCTAGAATTGGGGGTACCCTCACCCTCAAAACTGGGGGTACCTTTAATTTTTGGGGTATCCCTAGAATTGGGGGTACCCTCATTTTTAGGGGTACTCTCCAGCAGAGGAAAGCTGTAGGAATTTCCCCACCCGTTTTGGGTCTTTACTTTTTCAACTTGGATAAAGCCTCTCGCCTTGAGAGTGGCAAGTGCCTTCAAAACCGTTGTTTCGGAAAGCTCGGTGATCTCGATCAAAGAATTGATCGATAACGTGCATTGACCAGTCAATTCGTTTTGACTGATGCAAAGCTCTCGCAGCACCTGCTTTGCGCTGGACGATCCTACTTTGACCGTCCTAGACCAAGACATAGCTTTCCCACTCATGGCTATGTCCTTATGCGCGCACTTCGCACGGATTGAAGTCGAAAGACTTACGAACGGCAGGGTTCTTCTTGTGCTTGATTTGAAGCACAAGAAGCCGATAGTCAGGTATCCCCGACTTTTTCCATTCGGTAACGCTCGGAGCGCTGATCCCAAAAAGTCGTGCGACTTCGGATGTACCGCCCAGGCTTTCGATGATCTCGGCCGATCGCTCTGGGTCTAAACGCCGAGTGGCAAGCTTTGCCATGCTTAAAACTCCTGTTTTAGGTTAGCCTAATTGATGCTTTATTATACCTAAATCTTACCTTAGTGCTAATGAGCGGAAATTTTTTGTTTTGGTTAGGCTTATCTAAAAAGGAGGATGTATGCCATCAGAACTCAAAGACCGCATTGCTGAAGCTCTGGCCGAGTCTGGTAAGTCAAAAGCAGAACTCGCTAGATACTGTCAGGTCGCTCCTGCATCAGTCACAGCATGGTTTAACGGGAAGACGAAAAGTCTTGACGCCGTTTCGGCTATCAAAGCCGCAATGTTCTTAGGTGTGAACGCCTTGTGGCTCACGACAGGGAAAGGAGAAAAAGCCGCAGGCGTTGGCGAAATCTATGAAGAAGAATCGACGCCCGATGGCTTTGTCGAAATTCCAGAATACGAAATCACTTTTGGTGCTGGCGACTGCTTTACTCCAAGTTATGAAGAAGTCACCGAGATTCGACGGGCACTATACCGAGAAGATTGGCTGAAAAGTCAAGGCGTCAAGTCAAAGGACTGCCGACGCTTCAAAGTGCACGGCGATAGCATGGTGCCAATTCTCTTTGATGGCGACAGAATACTATGCGACTGCCGCCCGGGTCAGAAAATCGTCAATGGAAAGATCTACATCTTTTGTTATGGCGAATCCGTTCGTGTGAAGCGACTTTATGCCAAGCTAAATGGGTCGATTGTGGTGCACTCTGAAAATCCAGCAGAGCAACCTCAAGACGAAGTTATTGAGGCATCAGACCTAGATAGATTTTTCCTTGTGGGTCGTGTGATCGAACGATCCGGCAGTGCCCCTTTCTAATTTGACGAACCCAACGCAAGCCGCCTTTTGGCGGCTTTTTTGTTGCCCATTGTCTGCAATTTACAACTTGTGACATTTAGGCTCACCTAATGCACGCCTTTAGACTTGCCTAATCTTTGCGTTTAGTTATAATGAAGTCAACTTAAGTGATGAAGTCAATTTTGTCTAACATCATTTAGGTGAACTAAAAGCAAGCGTCACCGAAGGCGCGTGCAAAGCGGGTGCAAGTCCCGTGGTGCCTGAGTGGGGATGACGACCTGACCTAACGGCCCAAGCAAGCGCACAGTCAACACGCGCAACCGGTTTAGATGCCCGAGTGTGGGCTACATGGCGGAGTGAATCACCTCTGCTCTTCTCCGGCAAAAAGGCCAATCGAAGCCAGTTCTTCGGAACTGGTTTCCGTGGGTCTTTTTCACGGAGAAAAACATGCGCTACTACAAGCCCGACCTAGTCTGGGAGGCCCGTCAGAAACTCACGCAGATGGTCAATGAAGGCATCTTCGACGAGGTTGATGCTGACACCGCATCCGAAATTGTCGAAAAGGTCGCTACATCCGACGAGTTCGATTTCGACTTTGACAGAACCGTCCAGCTCTGGGAATGGTTCGAAGAAAAATACGACTTTACGGAGGCATCGGCATGACCACCAAAAAGTACTTCAAGCCAATCGAGTGGCAAGTCGAGCCCTGCGACCTCACTCGCGGCGGCGAGAACTTGATCAACCTCCGCTGCTTGGACGGTGCATACGTCGATCTGTGCATCACAGGCTCTTGCACGATTTTCATCTTTGGCATCCGACTTGACGAGTTCATGGCCTCAATCAACAGCCTAAAAAAGTACCTCGAAAAACCCCACTTGGACAACTCCAACGGTGTCATCCAATGGTGCCAGTACGAAGGACTGACTATCCAAAAAGGAAACGTTCTGGCGCGCTTTGGCACTGACAAGGCGCACGCCCAAAACTTGGTCGACTTCGCCCGCGAGTTTCTGCGGCAAGTCAAGGAGCACAAAGATGCGCAAGCTGCTTAAGTCCTTTTGGACACCTGATGAGCACGGCGAACGTCCCGCCGTGCTTTTTTTGACCGCCGCGGCTGGCTTCGGCTCGATCCTGAGTCTGCCGTGGATCATCTACCTCCTCCAGTGACTCTTTCAGAAGGCGAGTCCTTCTGCCTGCGGCCTGGCTCCCGTCGCTTGTCTCCTTGGCGACGCAGGCCGCAGACAGAAGTCCTCAACAACACAAGGAGACCACATGACTGAAAGATACTTCGACCCAGCGGCCGAGGCGCACAACCGCCGCATGGCATCGGTACGCAAGGCGGTGAGACGTCGCCAGAAGATCAAATCCTTCATGGACAAGCAAATCGATTTCTGCGCCCGTCATTGGGACTTGATCGGCATCAGCGTCATGGCGTTCGCAGGCGTAGTCGCACTGCTCGACTGGAAGATTTTTTGAGGATCAGACATGACGCCGAAAGAACTTGCAGAGTACGACGACTGGATGGACTACCTCGCTTCGAAGTACGAAGCAGAGTACCAGGATCGGTACGGAGATCCGGATCCAGATCTGGACACGAAAAAGGCCGAAGGAGCTGACGACTCCGACGGCCCGATCCCTTTCTGAAAACCTATAAAAAGGGGCGTTCGTTGATGAACGCCCAAAGGATACCACGTCAACCACCCCGCTGAAAAGCGAGGCTTGATAAAAGCCTTAGTTGACTAGCCTCAGGCCGCCAAAAAGGCGGACTACGTTGGTTGGGAATGCATAGGCACCGCGGGATGTCAATCCTAGTCCCGCGCTCTGCGGTTCGCGGTTAAAAGCTCTGAGAGGTAGGAGCGGTGCCTCGAACAGGTAAACCCCTTCCAACATTGGCGAAGGATTATTACCAGCCTTCGGGCTGCGGGCGGAACCTGAGGGTATCCGCCACCCAATGTTTAACTCTGATGGGCGCTTCATCCCCTGCATAAATGCAGGGGTTTCCGCGCAGAATTTCTATGACAACCGACATCGAAGTCACCGCTCCGGCTGTGACGATCCAAGCACCAAACCCGGCAGACCGCGCAAAGCTCTTCGCTGCCCTTGCTAAGGCTCAGGCCGCCTTCAAAGCAGTTCAAAAGAACAAGCAGGCCAATTACGGCAAGTACGCTGACCTGACGAGCATCCTCGAAGCTGTTCGCCCGGCACTAAATGCCAATGGCATCTTCCTGTACCAGGACGTGAGAAGCGTCCAGGGAGGCGTAACCGTCCGCACGATTCTCGCGCACGAAAGCGGGCAGACGCTTGAGAGCTCAGAGCTCTTCATGCCGTCCGGAGCAAACGGGAAGATCAACGCCGCGCAGGCTTTTGGCTCCGCGCGCACATACGCCTGCCGCTACTCGCTGTCATCCTTCCTCGGCATTGCCGCCGATGATGACGATGACGGTAACGCATCAGGCGCACCCGGGCAGTCGGCTCCGAAGCGCACGCCTCCGAGCCCCAGTAGCACCCGCAACAGATTCGACAACATCCCTATCGAAGACATCCCATATTAAGGAACTTGAAAAATGTTTGACAGCATCAAAAGAGACACAGACAAAGCACGAAAGGCCGACGGCGGCTCCTTCATCACTCAGACAGGCGAGTACGTCGTCTGGATCGGTCAGGCCGCTGCAAAGCAGACCGCAAGCGGTGCGAACCTCATCGAGTTCACGCTCAAAGACGTTCGGACGAGCGCACTCTGCACTACGCGCCTTGTGCTCTCCAAGGCGAGCGGCGACGAGGCTTTCGGCATGGGCATGCTCCACGCTCTGATGACAATCCTCAACATCGATGAGATCAAGACGCAGGCCGCTACGGTTTACCGCAGAGACCACACGACCGAGCAAGGCTATCGAATCCCCGTACTCGAAAAGAAGCAGGTCGGCGTGCTCCTTCAGCGCGTCAATGACATTTATCAAGGTCGTGAGAAGTTCGATATGAGCATCAGCGGATTCTTTGACCCGCAGACACGCAAGACCGCCAGTGAGATCATCAACGGGGTCGAAACGCCGGTCAAACTCGAGCAGAAGCTCAAAGGCTTGAAAGACCGAGAGACGGATGACTACAAGGCTTTCCATGCCGCACCGCAGAACGGCTCACAGCCGGAAGTCCCTCCCGGATACGGGCAGGACGTACCGAACTACGATCCTCCTTTTTGATACCGTCCCAGCCCTGAAACTCTACGTATAGGCCGCCACTGAGCGGCCTTTTTCACATGAAAGACTTTAAAGACTTTATCGATATTTTGGCCGCGCTCGGTTTCGTGACTTTTTTGCTCTTCGTGTTGACGGGCATCATCGGAGCCAGCTTCAAATTCTGGATAGATCTTTTTTGCTAGTGAGGAGCAGATGAGTTTTGCAGAGGAGTTTGTCAAGCACGGCACAAAAGAACGGCAAGAGCGTTTCGCGCAGTTTTTCATCGGGTCGCTCACCACGCCAGGGATGCCGCAGCTTGATTCTGTATCAATCTTCAGACTTCTGTCTGTGCACGCGCTTGAGTGGCCTGGCGAAGAAAACGAGTACTGGAAGGAGATCGTCGGTCTGGCCGTCTATTTCTACGTCCAAGCCGTTCAATCCGGAGAGATCGACACAAAGGCTCTTTTTGAGCAACTCAAAAACAAGATGGGGAATGCATGACAAAGTACAGACTCAAAGACCAAGAGCTGCAAAAGCATCTTGACGCAATCAGCGATGGTGACTTTTCCCGTCAGATTGAAGGCCACCTTCAAAACATCAAAGGCCGTGGGACGACTGACGCAGACTACAGGCTCTTTTTTGGCGAACTGCCTGGTCGATACGAAATCGTAAATCGGTTCTCGATGCTTCTTTACGAGCACGAAATCGAAGTTTTCGAAGAGTACGACCCAAATGATTGGAACAACTTCCCAGAAGTGACGCCACCAGAAGGCGTTCTGATGAGAGTCGAGACGGGAAGCGGTAAAAAATTCTGCGGGTATTACCACACATTCGCAGAAGGCGGATTCTGGTGCTACGAGGACAGAACCGTTTGCCCTGAAGCAATTTCGAAATCGGTAAAGCGTTACCGCCCGTGGGAGTGAGCCATGCTGTGGGGGATATCACCAAACGCTCCCGCAAAGGAGCAGATCAAATCCGAGTTTGAGGGAATCATCCGAGGCTTGAATTGCGTCGGAGAGATTGACTACCTGACCTACTCAAAACTGTTCGACGAGATCATGCCTCTGTTCGACAAGATGCATGTGCAAGGAAAAAAGGATGCCGTCAATTGGCACAAGTACCCCGAGGTGCCCCTGCCCGAGACAGAGTTCGCGCAAGAGTACCTCGTGACAGCAGTCGGCAAGTATGCGAAACCGCATGTGCGTACGGCGTTTGGGCATAAAAACTTCGATGCATATAAAGGCGAGTTCACAGTGATAGTTTGGGCAGAGATGCCCGAGCCTTACAACCCCGACTAACCTCTTCGGCCGCCCGCCGGTTCCCCCTCGGGCTTTTCCAGCCGGTGCGCGGCCACCGAAGCTTTTCACCTTGCCGTGCCGCACCCTGACTTCGGGGACGGCGTTTTGTCGTGTTGCGCCAGCGGCGCGGCAAGATGCAAGGCTTTGTTTTTTGAAGGAGAGAAAAATGCCTTTTGGATTTTGCAGAGACTGCACGTATTGCAGATGCTACGGCCGAACCGTTCAACAAGTCATGAAGGAAGAAAAACAGTCAGACGTGTCTGACTGGCGATGGCAATGCCTTCGTCACGCACCGATCAACCATCTTTTGCTTCATCAAAATCGTGAGGTTGGTGATGCTGATCTGACCTTTTGGGAGCTTTTTCCGAAGTTGAGAGGCGTTGACGTTCTGGACAAAGCAATTGGTTGCGGTGAGTTCGAGCTCGACCCCGACGCATTACTTGACGAAGACGAAAAGCAACAATGAGCCGCCTCCGTGGGTTTTTGAAAGATTCGCACCTCTCATTCTTCTACGGAGGGCATGCCCCTACTTTGACAATTCGCTTCCTTTGCCACACAATCATTTAGTCCAATTTCACTTTTTAGAGGTCAGACATGGGGTGGACTTTCAGGAAGCGAATCAAGATCGCGAAAGGCGTGAACCTCAACCTATCGAAATCAGGCATCGGAGCTTCGGTTGGCGGAAAGGGTATTAGCTTATCAACCGGAAAAAGAGGAACGTATGTAAACACCTCTATCCCAGGCACAGGCCTATCGAACAGGACAAAAGTAGGAGGTTCAAGAGGACGCAAAAAGGACTCTGGCGGATTTGGTGCTGTTGTAGTTACCTTAGTCTGCTTCGCAATAGCCGCCATTTGGTTGTTCTCGTAGACAAACAACTCGCACCTAAGCCTCGCTTCGTCGAGGCTTTTTTGTTTTCTAGACCGCGAAATCGGGTAGAATCCGCTCAAGTGCTGAAAACACTTACTTGTAGCGGACCCCGCCCCGAAAGTCTGCGGCTATTTTTATGGCCGGGCGTGAAGAGAATGCAATACCCGCAAGGGAAATAATCTCGCCGACTACAAGCGGTTTTCAGCACCCGGCCACCCTACTGAAAATAGGGTGCATTGAAAAATACTTGTAGGAGTCAGAAATGACTAATCTCGTTTTTGCTCGCAACGGGCAAGCCCTCACCACATCCGAAATCGTCGCTCAGGGCGTCGGAATCCAGCACAAGAATCTACTCGCTCTGATTCGCAGGTACCAACCCGATTTTGAAGAGTTTGGCACCCCCGCGTTTGAAACGCGTGGGTCTGAAGGAACCGCTGATTATCAGGTTTTTGCAATCCTCAACGAACAGCAGGCCACGCTACTGGTGACCTACTGCAAGAACACCGAGACAGTTCGAAAGTTCAAGGTCGCACTTGTCAAGGCGTTCTATGAGATGAGGCAACAGCTTCACCCTTGCCCCGCCGCCGAGCACATTCCGCCCGCGTACTTGACGCTCGAGCATCAGTACGCCATCCAGTCGGAGGTCGCAAAGCGGGTTCACAAGGACGCCGTTCGGTATCAGACGGTGTACCAAGCGCTCAAGGCTCGCTTCCGTGTGCCGAAGTACACGTGCATCCTTGACCGCGACTTTGATGCGGCTGTTCACTTCATTCGCACGTGCAACCTGCGAGTGCCTGAAGTACCCGAGCAAAAGCCTGAGCCGCAGGTCAAGACATACACTGTGACGGCAGCATTCCTCGAGCGCGTCAGAGCGTTCGTGTACTACTGGAGGTATCTGCACCGCGCCGACCTCGAACGCTTCCTGTGTCTGATGCAATCCTTGAACTCACCATACGCCGCGCAGTTTGCCGAGGCGATCAAAAATTTGAACCTCATTCTGCTTGAGGGCAACCTCGAACAGCTAGGCTTTCCCGTTAAGGAACTGCCAGCCTACAAAACATTGATGGAGTCAAAATGAAGCTTGACTGGAACCTAATGCGCACCATCCTCGCGCACGTCGAAGCTGAGACAATCGACGACTTTCTGAACGATGCCAAAGCTATGTCCGCCTGGAAGGAAGGGCAGATCCTGTCTGACCGCCTAGGTGAAAAGATCGATCCAGCTGTGCGAGTTGTGTTTAAGCACACTCAGATGCTCGTTGATGCCGGGTACATCGAAGGCATTCACATCACAGAAAGCCTCGATGGTTACTTTCAAGTTGGCTTGGCTACTTATCCGTCGCTGACTCTGCAAGGCTACTCCTTGCTGGAGTCACTGCGAACCAAAGGCTTCATCGACAAACTCAAAGCATTCGCCAAAGAAAAATCCGTGCCGCTTACCATTGAGACACTCAAGTTCGTAGTAACAGCTGCACTACCAAAAATTCTGAATTAACCAACTGGCCGCCCCTCCCGGGCGGCTTTTTTATGGACGCAAAAATGTCTGAATTCGATCCTGTAACTCGGCCACGGCACTATGTTGAGCAGGCCGTGCAATGTGAGCCCATTGACATTCTGCGGTGGGCACCTTTTGATATTGGGAACGCTCTGAAATACATGATCAGAGCCGGGCATAAAACCGATGCTCTGGAAGACCTGCGCAAGGCCCATTGGTACATCCATTGTGCACGGGAAAGTTCTAGCGTGAATCATTACCCGTACTTCTACTTCTTCAAGCAGTACAAGCTCATGCTGGCAAAGTTCTCAGGTATCCCCAATGACTTGGCTGGTGCTGCCGATTGGGCCGAGTGCCTACAAAAATTCGTCACAGTAAGAATCGAACTTCTCAAATCCGAACAGCCCTCCAAGTGAGGGCTTTTTCTTGGACAAAAATCATGCATGCCGTAACCGAATCCCTGAACCCCATCAAGAACCCTTCGCTTTTCTCTCTCACGCAGGCCACCGCCGCCGCGCTCATGCAGGTCGAGCCGGATCCTGAAACTGGAGAGCTGATCGGCATCGACCGCTTCGACGCCTTGGCGCTCGACACGCAAGAGAAGCTGATCGACTGCGCTTGTGCCGTGGCCAACTTCGAGGGCTTGGTGGCACAACTCGAAGAGCAGGAGCGACAGATCGCTCGCCGCAAGAAGTTCGTCAAGAGCTTGATCGATCACATCAAAGGCCGATGCGTCGATGCAATGGAGCTGCTGGAGATCAAGAGCATCAAGACAGCTCCGGTTCAGATCCGGCTGCATCCATCCGAGAGCGTCGAGGTCTTTGACCTGCCTTCCGTCCCCAGTGAGTTCTTCCACATGCCGAAGGTAACGCCAAAGCTAGACAAAACCGAGCTAAAGACCGCGATTAAGTCCGGTATCGAGGTGCCGGGCGTGCGACTCGTGAAGCAGAACCGCTTAGTGGTGAAGTGAAAGGAGATCCAGATGATCGACGCAATTTTTTCGAGTCGTGAGCTCCAGCACAAGATCGACGAGATCGCTACCGCCCACTCTTACGGCGGACAAAAGGAAAAGCTGATCGAAGAGATGGCCGAATTGATGGTGGCTATCAAGCACGAGGACAAGCCAGACGTACTGCCGCAGGTCAAGCGCATGGAGTTTCACTCAGAGCTTGCCGACGTGCTGATCCTGATCTGGCAGATCCTGGACATTTACATGACGACGGACGACCGCTTTGACCTTGCGACTGCCGTCAAAAAGAAGATCTACCGAGAGGTCGAAAGAATTCGTTCACATAAGTAAGGAGAAGAAAATGGAAGAAGTCAAGGCTGTTGATGTCAAAGATATTGCTGCTGAAGAAATGGGCAAGAAGTTGCTTGAGTCGCTGATCGGCGTAGTGCAGAGCATCAAGCGCCCGTGGACCGAGATGACGCAAGCCGAGCAGGACGACGCAATCGATACGATGCGCCACGCCGTTCGAATCGCTACCGGTGCTGCTGTGCGCCTGATCGCCTCCAATGGTGCGACCCATGTCGTGGGTACTCTTGATCAGATCACGATCAAGGATGGAGTGAAGGCCGTTGTTCAGATCGGCAAGAACGCTGAAAACCTGCCGGACCTTTTCGAAGCTCAGGGCGGCGAAGTGATGATCGTCTGCGGTGGGGGGGGGCAAGACTACCTCAAGGACATTGACAAAGTGAAAGGTGAACCCGACCAGGGGTCTTTTGAGATGGATGAGCCGGCAGCACCTGAAGTTCCGGCAATTGATTACGAGGCTTGACGATGACAACGGCCACAAATAAGAAAATCTTTTCACCCGAAGAGCAACTGCTTCGCGCTTGGGATGTCGCAAAGTTGCTCGGAGTTTCAATTCCCACAGTGTGGCGATGGACTCGGGAAGGAAAACTTCCCCAGCCCATGAAAATTACTCAGCGCATCACTGTATGGAGAAAGACAGAAATCATCCCCTGCGTCGAAGCTTTGCTGGCTGGTTGAGCTTCGAGCAGCAAAACTCCCCCCAAGCATCCATGATCCGCCGCCGCTCTTCCAACATGGCGGCGCGATCATAGGCTCCACCATAGCCGTCATCGAGCTTGTGCGCTAGGCATAGCTCAACGGCGTCTCTATCGAAGCGCTTCAAATTTGCATCCAGCTTCGTCCACGTCTTAAACGTCGCGCGCGATGTACCGTGGACTGTGATGCGAATGTCCTTCCCCAATGTTTCAGTCTGAGCCTTGTCGATCCACAACGGCAAGCCTTGTCTCTTGGCCTGTTTGTTCATATCGCCAACAATTTGACCTAACCCGGTATCTGACATCACCTTATGCTGGTAAGGGGATGGGAAGACCAGATCGGTGTTGGCCATTCTCGGCAGTGACTTGAGCAACCGAATTGCTGCCGTGCTCAGCAAAACGACAAAAATCCCTCGACCTTTAACCTTCATGGCCGATTCCGGGCAAGTCCACGTGCCGGCCTCCAGATCAATGTCAGACCATCTGGCAGTGCGCACCGCCTTTGAACGCGAAGCAGTCAAAATCGCGAAGGCAAAAGCCTTACTGGCGATCGTGCCCCAGTTCATCAGTTCGCAAAAGAACTCCGGCATCTCCTCCGGATCCAGTGCACCCATATTTCGAGGCTGCTTGACATGGGGCGATAGGTTCTCGAGCAAAACTCCCAAGGCACCTCGCTTATCGGCAGGATTTTCACCCTCCAACATTCCCATTGCCTGCGCCCATCGAAACACTCCGTTGATGATGGTGAGGCACTTGTTCTTGGCCTCCGTCGTAGTTGTCCAAATGGGTTTCAGGCACCGAAAGACATCCTGTGCCCTAATTGCATCAACCGGCATCTTCCCGAGTACCGGATTGATGTTCCGCGACAGATATGCTTCAACGACAGACACTCCTCGCACATTCTTATCGTAGTAGCCAGTTTTGACTCTGGCATCCAGCCATTGCTTTGCGACAGCCTCGAAAGTGCCTGCTTTGACCTGTGGAGACACTAAAACAGCAAGTTTGCGCTTCTCTCGTTGCTCCCGACGTTTTTGCGCGATGTCATGACCGTCTCGTACATCGGCAGCATACTTTGCTGCTTTCTCACGAGCCTGAGCCAGCGTGATTGAAGAAGTCGTCCCCAGTGATACAAAAGATCTTTTTCCTGTCAGAGGCGAGGCGTACCGGAAGACGTAGTACTTACCTTCGCCTTTTACCATCAGGTAAAGACCATTAACGCCACCCAAACAGGTAAGACCTTGCTTAGTAATGGCTGCCACCTGTTTTACGGTCAGAGGTTTTACTTGTTTCAT